GTTGACCGAGCTGCAGACGCTCATCCTGACCAACGCCGCCGGGCGGGAGGACTTGAGCGTCTTCCCGCTGTCCGACGCAGCCGAGACCAAGCGCCAGACCCGCTCGCTTCAGAGCCTGCTCACGCGCGACCTCATCGAGCGCATGACTGTCACGGACGACACGCGGACGTGGAAGCGCGACGGCGACACAGCCATTGGTCTCGTGCTGACCCACGCCGGGCGAGCGGCCGTGGACACCGGCAGCGGCTGCGCATCGGCAGAGCTGCTGCAGGAGGCTTGCACAGCCGATGCAGCCGCGTCGCAGGAGCCGGACACGAGCCCGCTACCCGCCACCCGCTCCGGCACCAAGCAGGCGCTCGTCCTGGAGCTGCTCGGCCGGGCGGAGGGCGCCACGCTGGACCAGCTGGCGTCCGCCACCGGCTGGCTACCCCACACCGTACGCGCTTCGCTCACTGGCTTGCGCAAGAAGCAGCATGCGATCGACAGCACCAAGTTCGACGACGTCCGCACCTACCGCCTGAGCGGAGCTGCCTCGTGAGCACGGCGGGCGAGCCTTTGACCGAGCGCCTCAGAACTCTCGACCAGCTGCCGCTCACCGAGCTGCGGCGCGCCTGGACCCGGACGACGGAGACTCCGCCCCCGCGGGTGAGCGCCGGTCTGCTCCGGCTGGCGTTGGGCCACCGCTGGCAAGTGCAGGCGCACGGCGGGCTGAGCGCAGCCGAGGAGCGTCGCCTGGTGGCGTTGGCGAACGACCAGCCAGTGGCCAAGCAGGCGCGCCCTGGCACCCGGCTAGTGCGTGAGTGGCAGGGCCGCACGCACGTGGTCACGGTCGACGAGGACGGCGCGGTGCTGTGGAACGACCAACGCTGGCGCAGCTTGAGCGAAGTCGCGCGCGCGATCACCGGCACGCGCTGGTCGGGGCCAGCCTTCTTCGGGCTGACGTCAAAGCGCGCTAAGGTGACGCCGAGCGTGGCCGGAGCATCGGGCAGGCGGACGTCGGCAGAGAAGAGCAGCCGACGGGCCGCGGCATGACCCGGGTCCGCTGCGCGGTGTACACCCGCAAGTCGAGCGAGGAGGGGCTGGAGCAGGACTTCAACTCGCTCGACGCCCAGCACGAGGCGTGTTCCGCCTACATCCTGAGCCAGGCGAGCGAGGGCTGGCAGCAGACCCAGGAGCGCTACGACGATGGCGGTCTGTCGGGTGGCACCTTGCAGCGGTCCGGTCTGCAGCGGCTCTTGGCCGACATCGAGGCGGGCAAGCTCGACATCGTGGTGGTCTATAAGGTGGATCGGCTCACCCGCTCGCTCCTAGACTTCGCCAAGCTGGTGGATGCCTTCGACAAGGCGGGCGTGTCGTTCGTGTCGGTGACCCAGTCGTTCAACACGACCACCAGCATGGGCCGGCTCACCCTAAACATGCTCTTGTCCTTCGCGCAGTTCGAGCGCGAGGTGACGGCCGAGCGCATCCGGGACAAGATTGCGGCGTCCAAGCGCAAGGGCATGTGGATGGGCGGCACGCCGCCACTGGGGTACAAGCCGAATGGCCGGACGCTCACCATCGTGGAGAGTGAGGCAGAGCTCATACGGACCATCTTCAGCCGCTACCTTGCCGATCCCAACGTCCGCACTCTTGCCGAGACGCTGGAGCGCGACGGCATTGTGGCACCCGAGCGCACCACAGCGGTCGGCAAGCGCTTCGGGGGTGGAGCATTCACGCGCGGACAGCTTTACCACATCCTCAAGAACCCGATCTACGCCGGCTACATCCGGCACGGCGACGAACGCCACGAAGGGCAGCACGACGCCATCGTTCCTCGCGAGCAGTGGCATGCCGTGCAGGCGCAGCTAGCCGACAACGTGCAGGGGCGTCGTTCGGGTGGCGCGGCGGCGCATCCGAGCCCGTTTGCTGGGCTGGTGTTCGACAGAGCCGGCGAGCCGCTGGTGGCGACGCACGCCACCAAGGGGCAACAGCGCTACCGCTACTATGTCAGCCGGTCGCTGCAGCACGGCATCGCAGGAGCTGTGGCAGCAGGGCAGGGTGGCCTGCGCATTCCAGCCAAGGAGCTGGAGGCTGTTGCGCGCGAAGCGCTCGCGAAGGCGTGCGACGATCCGTTGGCGCTGCTGCAGCACAGCGCCGCAAAGCTACCATTGGCCGTCGAGCTCGGGCGTGTTGCTGCATCGGCTGCGGACCTCGCCCAGCAGCTGCGCGGCCATGGCAACAACGCAGCGCGCGACCGTCTGCCAACGCTCATCGAGCGGGTGACGGTGTTTGACGATCACGTGGTGGTGCGGGTCGCCCGCGCTCGCTTGCTGGCAGACCTGGGCGGTTCGGTGCAGCTGACCAGCGACACAGCTCCGCTGGAAGTAACGATGCCCGTCACCATCAAGCGCAGTGGACTGGCAGTGAAGCTGGTGCTGGAAGACGGACGACCGGCCACAGGCGGCGGCGAGCCCGACCGGACTCTCCTGAAGGCGATCATGCGGGCGCGGGGATGGTGGGCGACGCTGCAGCAGGACCCGGAGCTCACGATAGAGCAGCTCTCCAAGGACGTGGGCATTACCGGATCCTACTTCACCCGCGTGTTGCGGCTCGCCTTCCTCGACCCGCACATCATTCGCGGCGCGATGGCTGGCATGCTGCCGGCTGGGCTGAGTGCCCAGTCGTTGACCCGAACCGGTGCTATGCCAATCGACTGGCGTGAGCAGCGGCGGATGCATCGGGTGGCGGCACGCCACTAAGCAACGCCACTCGCCGATCTCAGAGTCGTACCGCCGAAATCGCCTACAGAGAATATGACCAGAAGAGGCGGAGAGAACGGGCCGGAATGGTTCTCTGTGGTACCTCACACTAGCGGAAAGGCGCGGTTCTGCGCCTAAGTCGTGCCCCGACGAAGGTGGGATAGAACTATCCAAATAGGTTGGCGGTGGAAGCAGTCACCTGCGAACCGCTCTCCCCATGAGTTTACGCTGATTTCCCTGCTTTACAGGGAGTTTACAGGGAAAATCGCATTTTTTGAGGCTTCGAGCTGCAATTGGACCACCCGAAAACCGCAGGATTGCGCGGTTTCTGCAGCGAATTTCCCTACGCGCGGAACAGGGAATTCATTTACAACAAACAGGGAAGCAAATTCTGCAGATCAGGGAATTCGAACCGGCGGATCAGGGACAAAGCAAGCACCGGCTCGGCTTGCCGGCTCGCGCCCCGTCAGTCCTCGTCCATCTCTCGCACGCGAACTTCCGGAGGTTCGCAGGATGAATACCGGTCAAGTTGCCGACGCCTCCGGCGTTTCGGCTAAGATGATCCGCTACTACGAGAAGACCGGGCTGCGGGCCTGACCCGGCACATTGCCGCAGTCAGCCGGGATGAGAATCGCAGCGCGCGGGATGGTTCAGCACAACAGCGGGACGATTGGGACCCTGGCGGCTCGTTGGCGAGGCGAAGCTGCAGGCTTGCCACCTTGGCCAGATCCGATCCGGGACGAAGTCGTCGCGCGTGAAACTATCTTCGACCCGTCCCACTCCGATCGGCGCGTCTCCCGCAGACAACTCACGTTTGCCCGTCTGTCCAGTGTCCGCTGACGGATACTGATCCGGCCGTATCAGACTCCGTAGCTCTGTCCTCCTCACCCATCCGGAAGAGGACACTCCGATGCCAGACACCCCCGACACCCCGCGCCAGCAGCTCGTCGAGCGCCCGCTCGCGTCGCTGAAGCCCTACGCCGGCAATGCGCGGACCCACTCCAAGCAGCAGGTTGCGCAGATCGCGAAGTCGATCGAACGCTTCGGCTTCACCAATCCCGTGCTTGTTTCCGACGACGGTCAGATCGTCGCCGGCCACGGTCGTGTGGAGGCTGCCAGGCTCTTAGGCCTGGAGACGGTGCCAACGCTGGCCTTGTCGCACCTGAGCGAGACCGAGCGGCGCGCCTATGTGCTCGCCGACAACAAGCTCGCGGCCAACGCCGGCTGGGACCGCGAGCTCCTGGCCTTGGAGCTGGGTGCGCTGCTCGACCTAGACTTCGACGTCGAGCTCACCGGCTTCTCGATCGCAGAGACGGACCTCATCTTCGACGGCGTGCGCGAGGCGGACCCGGACGCAGCGATCGGGCGCGAGGATGAGCCGGTGCCGCTCGCGGCCGACGCGGTCACGCAGACGGGCGACCTGTGGCAGCTGGGTCGCCACAAGCTGCTTTGCGGCGATGCCAGAAGCGATGCGGACTTCGAGCGCCTGTTGGGCGGCGAGCGCGCCGACCTGGTCTTCACCGACCCGCCGTACAATGTGGCCGTCGACGGACACGTCTGCGGCAACGGCTCGGTGCGCCACCGGGAGTTCGCGATGGCCGCAGGCGAGATGAGCGAGAGCGAGTTCACGCGTTTTCTGTC